GGGGTTAATAGCTCCACGTACCAAAAGTCGGATGAAACCTTTAAACTTTCAATTTCTCATCAGAAATCGAAAGATAGGATTCGTTCGATGGCTCGTATCGATCAGCGAGCGATAGTTGCTGATCCATTGACTTCTGTCAATGATTATCAGACACTAACGTTTTATGTTGTAATCGACCGACCCTTTTACGGGTTTACGTCGACGCAAACAGATCAGCTTATAACCGGGTTTAAAACCTGGTTAGACTCAACTGCAATTGGGAGGCTATTTGGTCAAGAGTCTTAGTCTAATAAACTAAGATTCCAATTCCAATAGAACAACCTATGTCAAAAACGAAGAGTTTTCTTCGCGTCTTGGATTCCATTGCTACTATATCGAAAGAAGGTAGCAACATAGTTAAAGAAGTTACTCCGGATATACCGGAGCCTCTTCCTACCCATGTCCAACAGGATGGTTCCAAAACTTGTCCTCTTATTCATTTAACAGGCCCTAACGGTGAAAACCTGCAGGAACTGTTAAAAAAGAATATAGAAGAGGCCGTTCAGGCTCTCTTCCGTGAGGTCAAAAGACAAGGCGAATTAGAAGAAGGTTCTCCTTGATTCTAATTCCCCCCTGAGTCGTAGGTATACAGATGGATCTTCCAATATTGGGGGATCTAAGGCAGACTAACGTGGCTTGAAGTATGACCACCCTTAATAAGGAGGCTACTTGAAAAGCAACGTAAGTGACTACCTAGAGCTGGCGATGGCCGTCTATAGAGACGCCTGCGCCAAGTGTATCGCTGATGTCTCTGATTTTCGAGATCTGGTGACAATCAGATCTCGGGTTAAAGGGGAAGGATTATCGTTTTTGACGATTACTCTTCCGACCTTTGCTCAAGACTTCGAAAGATCTCTTGAACTTGGGTTTATTGACTCAACATCTTTCCGAAGTTTTCGGAAAAATGGATCAATCCCTGCATTTCTGCAAGGTATGATCAGTCGCATCTTTAACCAAGAGACGGGGAGGATTTACGATGACAAAGTTCATATTGATACAAACGATGTCCCAACTATTGTTGAATCTGTACGGCAAATCTGCCTTACATTCAAAAAGGTTGAGCTGGCATGCACGCCCAAGAGGACGGCTGCCGCGTTTGAGAACTTTTTCACAACTGAACGATCCTTTGAGATGTTCACGCTGCCGAGAGAAGACTACATTCAATTTGAATGTGTATCTTCTGTGTTGTGGGGTAATATGTTACGCGATTTACGCGTTAACGAATTATCTCCTCGACACGGTCCCGGAGCTACCGCCGAACGTGTTTCTGGAAATCAGAAATTTCGTTGGCAGTATTGGCATGAAAGAATCGAGCCTTACTTCCCTATTATCGATAACGGGTATACAATATCCGCTTTCGGTTCTAAGGAGCTCGAAAATGTAACTTTCGTTGCCGAGGAAAATGAGCAACCCGTTAGGGTTGTTCCTGTTCCTAAAACACTCAAAGGCCCAAGAATCATAGCTATAGAGCCCTGTTGCATGCAATATGTGCAACAAGGGATTCGAAACGCGTTATATCGCGTTATCGAATCACATCCGATTACTGCTGGTCACGTAAATTTTCGTGATCAAACAATTAATCAGAAGCTTGCTATGATGAGCTCTGACGACGGTCGATTAGCAACGATTGACTTAAAAGACGCGAGTGATCGAGTCCCTCGAGATCTTGCGTTACTAATGTTTCAATCGAATCCGGATTTACGGGATGCGATTGATGCTTGTCGTTCAACTCGTGCTGAACTTCCGGACGGTCGAATAATCGATCCGCTCAAAAAGTTCGCATCTATGGGAAGCGCTCTTTGCTTTCCAGTTGAGTCTATATACTTCTACACTATCTGTGTAGTGACTCTTCTGAAAGAGCAAAACCTCTCCGTAACTCACGCTAACGTTTTTAATGTTAGTCGTGAGGTTCATGTTTACGGTGACGACATAGTCGTCCCCTCAACATATGCGGTTGCTGTCCTCGATCACCTGCAAAAGTACAACTGCAAGGTGAACACATCTAAGACTTTCGTAAACGGAAGTTTCCGAGAGTCATGTGGAGTGGATTCTTACAAGGGTCGGTTAGTAACTCCAACCTATCTACGTAAGAGTCCACCTGAGAACAGGCAGCAAGGTTCGAACATTCTTTCATGGGTTGCCACAGCTAATCTTTTTTATAAAAGAGGTTACTGGGCAACTGCCGATCTTCTTTATAAGAAGGTCGAGCGAATATTAGGGCGTTTACCCTACGTTCATGAGAGAAGTCCGGCTCTTGGGCGCATCTCTTACTTGGGCTTCCAGACCATCGATAGATGGAATAAGAAGCTTCATCGCTTTGAAGTAAACGCGATGGTTCCAAGCCCAGTTTATCGCACCGATAAACTGGAGGGATACGCTGCTCTTTTTAAAAGCTTCCTAAAGCTAGAGGACTTGAAAAACCCTCTTGTCTCTAGGGACGCTCTTCATTTAGAGCATTCTGCACAGCACGGCGCTGTGTCACTAAAACGCCGTTGGG